GAAATTATGAATGGGAAAAGTTTTACCATCACAGCCCTGGCGACGAATCCGAGTATAAAGGTGCGCATAGAAATTTAATGCTCGCTGCAATTTGCGCAGTAATAGATGTTCATCCGTTTATTGATTTTAATGATCCCTGCCCGTGCATTTGGGAAGGTGACCGACCAGCCAATATTATTAGATGGAAATGGGGAGAGAATGGTCTCATTCGTGTAAATAGACGAAGTGTTAAAGATAAACACGGTCATTGGAAGCGTAAACAGGAAGATACCATTATGGCTGGACCTTATATAGATCCGAAAACTATAATTGATATCTTATTTCCAGGATATCATAATATTCATGCATTAGATAGTATGGAAACTATAATGGCCGCGGTAAAGGCAACCTATGGTATGGTAGAGCAAGAACGGGTCTGGCAGCGTTCTGCATCCAATTTTTATGACTGGAAAGACGGTAGAAACTTCCTATATCCTGAGGAAATTAGCAAATATTTTCCTGCAGATGATAAATAAGTTTATGAATAGGATTACCCTATCACAAATTTAAGGAGTTATTCAAAATGACACAAAAAGTACATGGTGCCGCATATGCAGGCATTTGGGTTGAAAAGCAAGTAACATTTGTTAAGCTTACATTCAGCAAAGACATTCGCGTTCTTCCAGCAGCCGATTTAGTAGTTCTTGGCACAGTAACACCAGCTGGTGTAGGTACAGTTGCAAATTCAGAATTTGCAGTTGTTGAAAGCGCAATGGTTAGCGCACTAAAGACACTTGCAACACGTTCGACAATCCTTGCAATTAGCACAACAGTAGACGGCATTCATTATGACGTTATGCTCGGACACGCAGCTTCATGGTTCTCGGCAGGTAATGCTGCAGGTGCAGGCGATGCAGCTACTGGTCTTATTACTCCAGCACCAGTTCCAGTTATTGGAGCTCAAGCTAAGGTAACAACACCGGGCGCAGCACCAACAGACGTTCTTGGCGCAACAGTTGGCGTTCTTGATACAGCAGTTACAGTTTCGTTCTCGTTCTCACACATGGACGGAACAATGCCAGCGGCAACATCTGGAAACGGCGGACTAGTATTTGGCCCAGGTTCGACACCAGGCAACGCACCATCCCCAGGAAATACCCCAACAGGTACTCCAGGCTGGTACCCAATCAATCTTCCTTACTAATCAAAGTAGGATTGTATCAGAAAGGCAGCTTCGGCTGCTTTTTTGTTGACTAAAATTTCTGTATTGTGATAAATAACACAACATTGTAGGAGATTACAAACATGACATTTCAAGTCAACGGTGGCATCATTAATGACCAAACATTAACTGGTGGCATGAGGTTTTTCAAAATTACAGGGCCTTTCGCCTGGACAGTTTCCGATGGTACGGTTAATTTGCCTGTTAAGGTTTCTGGTGGAAAGATTACAGCAAATTCATATTTTGTTGTCGGTAATAATAGACCAGTTCCAAATAGTGCAGCAGTTATCGTTCTTAAGGAAATTAGCAAGCAAGCTGATATTGTATTGATTGGCCTAGTTCCGGGATTGTATGGGACAACAACCGAGATTCACATCGGTGTTTCAGCTTCAGCATTTGGTTGGGGATCCGATGATCCGCCGTACAGCGTCCCTCCAGCTAATGCCGATGAAAAGCAACTTCCTGTGGTTCCAACTGGTGCCCAGACACAAATGACAGCAGCCTTGCAGGCATTACCTCCTGCAACAGTCTATGTTACTGTTCCTGCATGGACACAGGCTCTACCTCCTGTAACAGCAGTTGTAAGCTTCGCGGCATGCACTGTAGAAGAATTTTCATTCTCTCTAGGTTCGGCAAAATATTTCACATTAGCTTAATATCTAGACGCATAAGAGAGGCGCCCGAGAGGCGCTTTTCTTTTGGTTGCAGATATGAAATTCTTGATAAATACAAGAATATTCGAGGAATAGTAATATGCAAGTAGGTGGAATATATTCTATTAAAAATAAGATAAATCATAAACTATATATTGGTAGTAGTATTAGTATTTTGAAAAGATTCGGAAAACATCGTCTTTGCCTGAGAAAAGGAATTCACCATAATATCCATTTGCAATCTTCCTGGGAAAAATACGGCGAAGACAATTTTGATTTTGAGATCTTAGAATCGAATATTCCGAAAAATTTATTGGAAAAAAGAGAAAATTTTTATATGGCTAAATTTGGAATAGGAAATGCGGAAACAGATTTTTTTAATCCATCTAAGGGATATAATATGTTTTGGGCAGGAAGAACCGGGTGTTTAGATCCTAAAAAAATAAAAAGAGGAAAAGATCATCCTAATTTTGGAAAACCCTCTTATTTTAAGAATCACACAATCAAATCAAAAAATCAAATTTCCAAAAATTGCGCAAGAATTAAAACCTTCATTTTAATTGATAATCTCGGAAATGAAATTATTGTCAAAAATCTTAGAAAATTTTGTAGAGAAAATGATTTAAACGATTCGTCGTTGGCACACTTTAAGGTGGGCAAGGTAAAAAAATGGTATAATTTTATTGCCATAAGAAGATTGGAGGTAAACTAAAATGCCCGTTCGTAACTCAGGTGGCGTTTTTGACGAGCAGGTTCTAACCGGGTCACTTGCACACTATGTCATCTGCGGCGCAGACTTTAGCGGTGCAATCAACAGTTTCGGACAGCCGGTACCCTACTCTGCGGCTGAAATTATCTTCACGAAGATCTCAGAAGGTGCGTATATCAACATAATGAATCCAAACGAATGTAATCTATCGTTTGCATTAGAAGCAGGTCGATCTGTATGGGATGAAATTTCATTAACGGCAATGGTGCAGGCATTAGGTCCTGATGTCGGTGTCGACCACATTGATTGTACTCTTTGCACGGTGAAACAGGTTCCCTATGTATGGGGATGCGGTACAGGTGCTACATCCTTCCTGGATTTAACTGATACACCCGATACCTATGCAGGCTCGGCAAACTATGTGGTGACTGTAAATCCAACAGAAACTGGATTGATATTTACACCAGTGGGAATCGTTTCAAATGCATTTGGATTCGTAGCAGTTCCTACTCAACCAACCATTACCGCATTAGGGAATGATACATTAACTATTATTCCCGGTAGTAATATCATTATTACCACAAATGCATTAGCAAAAAGTGTAACAATAAATTCCACAGCCGGTGTTGATTATATTCCGATTCCTCCGGGCACAGCAATGTCAATTAGCACAAAATATTATGTTACGGCTGCCGGTACAGTAACATTACCGCCATTAACGGGGTCAGGTTACACAGCAGGAAGATCTGTAGTGGTAACTAAGCCAGTTGGTGCAACGGTATTCGTTAACGTAGGTAATGTATTAGATGTTATTGCTACAGATTTAGGTAATACCAACTCGATTGAATTTGATGCCACACAGGAATGTATTTTTATAAATAATGCCGCCGCAATATGGGAACTTCAGATTGGTTCTGTTAACTAATAAAACCCAGGTAAATAGAGAAGATAAGGATTAATAATGCCAATACAAATTCACGGTGCAGCATCATCGATGCAGAACTTAACAGCAGACCTGCAATATTATGTCTGCTATGCATCTTCGCCGGGGGCATTTACGGATCCTAATCCTAATCCTCCCCCAGTACAGGAAATTCCACGTTTAGTAAATATTCAAGTAACAGGCGAGACACTAGACAAAAGTCAAAAGAATTTTGAAGTATTTCTGATGAGCATTGGTCTACGAGCCATGCCTGTTGTATTGTCAGATCCTGTCGCAGTCCTTCAGCTCTCTGATTACACATTAGAACTTACAGGTGAAGGTTTTATTTGGAAATTTGCGGTTGAACGAGGCGTACAGTTTTTTAATTTTACACCAATTGGTACACCGGGCCCAGTAGGCTTGCTTACAGATGACTTAGATGGAGTTATTATTCCTAGCGGTGTTCGAATCACCACTGTTAATGGAAGTCCTAGCGGTTGGGCTAAGAACGTGGTATTCACAAGGATGGAGACAATATGATTAAAGGTGATAGAATTATTAATGCATTGGCATATGGCGATGCAGTAGAAAAATTAGCCAAAGAAAGAAATATAGAGTTGACTGAAGCTCGAACGATTCTATCACAGATGTCATTTATTGAATATCGAAATCTTGAAGAAGCTATTATTACTCCGCCTTCGGGTCAGACAATAGCACCTACGGCGGCACCACAGAAAGCAGGCGCCGCCGCCGTGGCTCCACAGAAGATGAAAGCAATATGGCCCGGAAAAGGTGCACCTGTAGAAGTTGGAATGACGGTTGGCCTAAAAGGACCAAATGGATTACCCGTCCCCGGTGAAATCTCACAAGTTGATGCAGGCGCCAAAGGTGTAAAGGTTAAAAATCCAACAACTGGGCAGGATGAATGGACAAACATGGATACACTAGAGCCGTTTATGGTTGGCGCAGAACAAGGGCAAAATATTCAGCCGGGAACGCAACCCACTGCAGAGCAAGCACAGTTGACTAGGTTGAAAGAATTAGCCGGTATTAGGGAAGAATGCAGCGGCGGAGCAACAGGTGCAGGGGCAATAGCAGTTGCACCCGCTGCAATGGGTAAGGTAAAGCGTCGCCAACCTACAGAAGAACAAATTAAGAAAGAATATACACCCAAAGAAGCGGCCAAGACAATTGTAGGCGATACAAAGCCAAATCAAGCATCAGGCGAACTATCTGCAAATTTAGCAGTTCGTGGAAAGAAAACAGCGAGTAGGGCAAATAACGGATTCAAAAGATAAAGAATGGATAGACCAAAACTTATTGATAAGCTTGACAAAGCAACAGAAAGGGCTGCATCGATAGCAATAAGTCGGGGCAATCCAATCCGTATGTCTAAAAAATCAACACTTGTCGGTAATACCTTTGTTGAAAAGAATAATGATGGATTCTATGATGTTATACTGCCGAATAAAGATAAACTTTACGAAGATATATCTGTATTTGATGTTGCCGTAATTATCGCTCAACGGCACAATTCTGGCGACACCTCTACAATTAAGAAGGTATTATCGCTCGAAGGGCGTTATGCAAAGTATCATAACGATATGCTTCATTATTTAAATTGTCTAAAAGGTGCTAAGAAGAAGCACGATATTGAGCGTATGGCAATTTTAGAAGATAAATTTCAGATAGCAGAAACTCTAGCAAAGGGTGCAAGGGATAGTATTTCAATTTTCAAAAGAATAAAATAGCTAGTAGAATGATAAATACTAGAAATAAAACTTAACAGGAACGGTTTATATGCTTTTAAACGATATTGGTAAATCACCAGATTCCACATTCAGAAGGATAAATCAGCACCTCGAAACTAATTACGGTTTTAAGATCTCTGAAAGTGTGAGCGATAAAGACTTGGTCTCTATCATGGAACAAATTCAAGAAGAAATTACAGACCTTAAGATTAAGGGTGATGATTCAAAAGGTTCTTCTGAAATCTCAAAGAGATTGCTGGTTCTCGAAGGAATCAAGAGCCTAAGGGAATTTGCTCTTATGAGCTTTCAATCACCGAAATTGAACTCTGTTGTGGGTAATCTTGTTGACTATGTAGTTGACACATTTGAAATTACAGGTATGCAGCAGGCCGATTTCGAACGGGCTGTTGAAAGAGCAATGGATGAATACCGTTCGAGTAGGTATCGTTTCCCAGATGAAATTATTGAACAACGTGTTAGGCAAGATGCTATGGCAAGGATTCAATCTAGCGCAGCTCTTGATAACCCACAAACTCCGGCAATTGCTCCAGAAATGCCAATGATGGAAAAGGAAGAAGATATGAAGGAAGCACAATTTGACCAATTTGGTACAGTAGGAAAAAGAGCATCTGCCCTCGGCGGACATGCAGCCCAGGCACCGGATACTCCGCAGGCAAGACATGCAGCAAAGGTGTTGGATAATCCCAGCCTTTCATTGAAGCCGGAAGCCGATGATGAACAAATCCCTATGATCCGTGACAAGAACGGCCGTATGGTACCAGACCCATTTGCAGCCCATGCCGCTGCTAGACGTAAAGGAATTTCAATGAAAGAACATACAAATCTAGTGAAAAATCTTCGCAGGCTTCTAGAAACAGAAGTTAGCCAAGCTGAAGTAATGATGGCAGCTAAGGGCTTTGCTCAAGAGCTGCAAGAAATGGTTGAAAAGATTGGTCGTTTGCAAAACGAAGATCTTCCACCTGTTACAGACCAAATGCGCGAGACATACGGTATGGAATCAGCTTCGGCCTTCCAGACTCAAATCTATGGCGCACTTCAGAGTGTTATGGATTCTCTATACACTGCTAAGGGTCAGGTCGATGACGCTGTAGGTAACATGGCTGCAACCGGTCAAGTCAGTGCATCAACAGATATGGATATGCCCATTGACGGTATGGATGATATGGGTGCAGTTGATGACACAGCAGCTATGGATGCAGATCTCGATAACATCGATGCAGATCTTGCAGTCGACGACGAATTCGGTGCCGAGGATGGTGAAGAGCCACTAGGCCGCGCAATGAAGACAGAATCACTACAGCGTAAGGTTGTAGAGATGAGAAGGCTTGTCGAGAAGGCAAAGAAACTACGCGAAGCAAGGGGCTAAGATAGCCCATGAGAGCAAGAGAAATTCTTGATGAGAATTATAACCAGAGTCTGGAGACGGACCTGGGTAATCTCATTATAGGTGCAAAGGGCTCTGGAGCAGAAGAAATTAATACCCAGGACCTAGTAGTTCAACTGCAAGGTATGGGTTATTCCGTTGATGTAAACAGTATTATGGGCTTACTCAGCAGAAATCCGTCAGTTTTAAATGCTACCCCGACGATGATTAGGTTTACTCCACCAGAGGGTGTTAGCGCAGCTGGCGGCAAGCCAACAAAAGACTCGGCCGCCCAGGTTAGCGATATGGCTCAGTCGGCAACTAATATAGGATAATAGAATGTCAGATTGCTGCACACCTGGTACAGGTTTTCCAAATGCGTCATTACAGGGGCAACTTGCCACTAATCATTCCGTAATCTGGGAAGAAATCTGCATGATTCAGCAGGCCATTTTAGCTGCCTCGAGTCAATGCCAACCGGGCGGCGGTCAAATGTGTACCATTGTTGGTGGCACGACACCAATGACATTTATCTCCGGTGTCTTAGAAGTTCTTGTTACCAATGGTGGTATAAGTTCAATACCAAATTACGAAGGAATACTTGCAACGGCCGGTCAGACAGTTGTAAACACCACTGTAAATACATTACCTATTGTAAACAATACCTCATATCTATTGGTATTCGTTAACGGCGTAATGCAAATGGAAGGTGCATTACTAAACTATACAGTTACAGGTGCTAACCAGATTACATTTACGTATGCACTGGCACTAAACGATATTATTGCAATTTACTCATATGCTACCGGTGTTTCATTTGGTGGCGGCAGCGGATATTATGAAGATTCCCCGGCAGTGAAATTTATTCCACCGGTAGGTGTCATACCCGGTAGCATTGCAACAGCTACATTAACTACAAACGGTGGAAACATTCTATCAATTAATATGACAGCGGCCGGAAGTGGTTATCAACCCGTACCGTCGACATTGACAGTAAGTTCCGTATTGGGACTCGGTGCAATACTAACACCGTTAGTAAATGCCGCTGGCCAGATTGTTAATGTCAATATTGTAAACGGCGGTGCAAATTACACCACAGGTGACACAATAACTGCTACCAGAGCGATACTACCAAATATCGCCTATGTTAATGCTGTATTTCTAATTACAGCAGTTAGTATTACTGGTGCAATTGTTTCAATTGCTATTCTAAATCCTGGCTCGGGATATGAAGATAGCGTCACAACTGTTGAAATTGTGTCCACACTAAATCCTCTTTTACCATATCCGGCTGGCGGCGGTTTTATTGGGGCAGTATTTACAGACATATTGGGCGCAATTACAGGTGTATCTGTTAGCAATACAGGTGCCGGATACGTCAATATTCTGCCATATTTGGTTATAACTGACCCAGGCACAGGCGCAGTAACCCAAGTGACACTGAGTGGCACTTCTGTTGCATCTATTGCGGTTCTTTCGCCAGGTTCGAACTATACACAGTCTGCTATAGGAGTTGTATTTAATCCGCCTACAGCAGCATTGCCAAATCCTCCTGCAAATCCTGCAGTGGTCGACATTATTGTTGCCGAAAATACATGGGGAACAGATCCTCATCTATATTGGCAAGTGTGGTCTGGTGCCGCAACAAATAAGCCTATTCAGCTTCAAATGAATGCTGTGCTCTCTTACTTCAAGGGTTTAAATTATACAATTATAATCCAAACAAACCCCGCAACCGGCTCAACTATTCAGTGGAAGATTTGCTGGTGATGCTTTGACATTGTGATACTCTTTGTGTTACAATTCGTCAATGCTTATACGAAAACCATTTAATTATCAACCGTTACAGAGAGTAGACACCGGAAACGGCAGACGCTACATAGTGGGAGAAGGTCGCCCACTTCCATCAGTAACAACAATCCTCGGCAAGACAAAAGATATGACCCACATCAATGAGTGGAGGAAAAATATCGGCGAGGATAAAGCTCAGAAAATTCTAACAGAAGCCAGCGGACTGGGCAATGGCATGCACAAGAATTTAGAAAACTATATTCTCGGTAGCGAGATGAGTGGAACACTGATGGCAAAGACACTTGCCAAGGTGATTATTAAGAAGGGGTTGGTAAATGTTAGTGAAGTATGGGGAACAGAAGTTTCTTTATATTCGAAAGAACTATACGCAGGAACAACCGACCTAATAGGTCTACATGAAAATAAGCCGTCAATTATGGACTTTAAGAATAGTCTAAAGGACAAGAGACGTGAGTGGATTGAGGATTATTTCATGCAATTGGCGGCCTATGCCTTATCACACAACGAAATGTACGGCACTGATATCTCCCGCGGTGTTGTAATGATTGCTACTCGCGAAGCTAAATATCAGGAGTTCGTTATCGAGGGTGATGAATTCAAACACTACGAAACTATGTGGGCCAACAAAGTGTGCGCCTATTATGATCAGTATGGAATGGAATAAATACATCACACGAGAGGTATAAAGAATGGCATCACCAGTAACAGTTTCAAGAATTCAAAATAGACGAGGCACACAGGCTCAATTTAATGCTCTATATCCGCCGGGATATACAGGTGTTGGTCCCGTTGATATAAATATTTGGCCAAATATTTTAATGCCGGGAGAACTTGCCCTTGCAACAGATACTCGTAGAATATTTTTAGGTAATTTAACTGGCGAATATGTGGAACTTGCCGCTGCAACAGGTGGCGGAATTTTGTTAGGGCCGTTAGTTCTACAATTACCACCAATTGGCATATTCACCCCGATACCACAACTAAACTACCCGGCAACACCATTCTTTACATTATTGTATGATGTGACAGATGCGCTAAGTCCTGACCAGAATGTAGTTGGAACAACTTTTTCTAGAAACGGCGAAATGAAGATTACGGCTGTAGTTGATTTTGGCCCAGGCTCAGTTGCCCTAACTGACACAAGCATTGACGTAAATACTACTTTGTTTGATATTAGTTTCACCGCAGATTACAATGGACCCGACATTGAAATTTCTTATATGCACGATTTTCCAGGTAATTTGACATTTAGCTCAAGTACAATTCTCTGGCTTCCTTTCTAAGCACAAATTATGAGTTGGAATAAACTTTCTAACGAAGAGCGCCTTCACCTGTGGAGACAGTTAAGAATTGATATTAGGTCACTTCACCCTGCGGAACAATTAGATAGAATCGTCGAGTTCTGTTCCACAATGCCCAAAGGTAGGCGCACTTTAGATTATTATAGTCCGGCCAATTGGCCTACACCCTGGGAAATTTTATTTCACGGGGAATTCTGCAAAAGTTCCGTTAGTCTTATGATTTTTTACACCCTTGCTCTTCTAAATAAAGAACAAGATATTGAATTATGGGTAGTAAAAGACAACGACGGTGACTATCTTTTATCTGTCATAGATAGTCAGATTATTTTAAATTATGAGGCTGGCAAGGTAAGTAAATATTCAGATATTTGCGATTACTTTATTGTCATGCAGAAATTTTCAAAAGAACAAATAAAAACAATAACATAGAGAGAACATTAGTATGGCACAAGTTAAAGAAATTATGGTTGAGAAGCGCGACGGTACAAAAGAACCATACGATGTTTCAAAGATCAAGAAGTCAATTCAAATGGCTACAGAAGGGCAGGATGTAAATCCTCTTGCTCTTGAATCAAAATTTGACCAATTTCTGAAACCCGGTATTAAGACTCGTGATATTCAATTAAATGTTATACAACATGCTATTCAATTGGCTACCCCTTCTGAGCCCGATTGGGTTAATGTAGCTGGTAGAGCACTTGCAGCCGATGAATGGGCAAACTTTCCCTTACGTGGAAAATCCTTCAGGGAAGTAGTCCAATATAACATTGAGAAAGGTTTCTATACAAAGGATCTGTTAGAATTTTATACAGACGACAATTTAGACGATTTAGGTGCAGCGGTAAAGCAAGTTCGCGATTTGGATTATAGTTATGCCAGCCTAATCACTGCGAAGAAGAAATACTTAGGGAAGTTTGAATTGAATCAGCACATGCATATGGTAAATGCAATGCGATTTGGGCAACTCGATCCAGCAGAAACAAGAATTAAGTTTGTTAAGGAAGTTTACAATGCACTCTCTCAGCGTAAGATTTCTTTAGCCACTCCGTTCCTCGCCAATCTTCGTAAGGGTGGCAATATTGCATCATGTTTCATTATCGCCGTCGAAGATGATATTGACAGTATCTTTGATAACATCAAACGTGTTGCCCTAATTTCAAAGAATGGTGGTGGCCTCGGTGTATTCCTGGGATATCTGCGTGCCAAGGGATCAGATGTCAATGGATATGCTAATTCTGCAGGAACAATTGTGCAATGGATTAAGATTCTAAATGATACGCTTGTTGCTGTAAATCAGGGAGGTAAGCGTGCCGGTGCTGGAACAATTGCATTACCTATATGGCACAATGATATATTAGATTTTCTAGACATGCAGACAGAACATGGCGACCCGAGAATGAAGGCATATGATGTATTCCCGCAGGTATGCATGCCCGATATCTTCCTGGAGAGAGACAAGAATAAGGAATCATGGACAACATTTTGCCCATTTGAGGTGAAGAAGAAGTTAGGTATCGATGTGCGTGGATTACACGGTACTAAATTCACAGAAGCATATTTAAAGATCGAAAAGGCCGTTGAATCTGGAACATTAGGTATTTTCCGTAAGTTCGATAATGCACGAGATCTAATGAAGATTATTATGCGTACTCAATTCGAAACAGGATTACCATATATTTCATTTACAGACACAATCAATGAATATAATCCGAACAAAGATGACAATAATGGTCATGTAGGAATTCCGTGCGTTAATTTATGTACTGAGTCATTCTCCAATGTAAAGCCCGACGAGCTAGGACACGTATGTAATCTAGCCTCTATTGTGCTCGGCAATATCAAGGACTTTAAGGAATTAGGTAAAATTGCAACCTTGTCAACAAAGATATTAGACTACGGAATTAGTTTAACAAATGCACCTGATAAAATTACCGGTGCTCATAATGCTCGCTATAGAACAATTGGAATTGGTATGCAAGGGTTGCATGACCATCTAGCCAGAGAGTTCATGAATTTTCGCGACCTTGATTACATTCGCGAACTTGCTGAATGTGTTGAATACAATGCAGCATTATCAAGCGTTGAGTTGGCAAAGAGGTTCGGGTCTTTTGAAGCATTTGAACACTCTGAGTGGAAGAACGGAAACCGCGTTGCAAAATTTGCCGAACATGGATCGGGAAAGTATGATTGGAAGTTTCTACAAGATCAGATTGACCAATTCGGCATGCGTAATAGTCAACTTACCAGCCCGGCCCCTAATACAAGTACCTCCATTTACATGGACTCAAGTGCAAGCATTCTTCCTATATACGATGCATTCTTTTCTGAAGACAACAAAAACGGTAAGCTAGTTGTCGCAGCAAAATTTCTTAAGGAAAATCCACTCGCTTATGGTAAAACCTTTCCTAAACATACTGCGACTGAAATTATCGACGTAGTGGCTGAATTGCAAAAGTTCATTGACACCGGCTGCTCTATGGAGTTAATATTTGATCAACGCAAAGAGAGCTTTAATGCTAAAGAATTATATGATGCCATCCACTATGCTCACAGCAAGGGATTGAAGGCAATTTATTATATTAGAGCCATTAAGA